ATAAATAAAAATACATTCAAAGGATTGGAAGCAGATTGGGCAGCTAGAGATTGGAGAAGCGTCCAATAATTAATAGAAATTTTAAAAAAGATAGGATAATAGTGGAAGAGAGAAATAATGTATTCGAAAATGATTTAGCAGAATTTGTATATATGAGGACTTATTCCCGTTGGGATGATGGTAAACAACGTAGGGAAAAATGGGAAGAAACTGTCGAAAGAGTAATAAAATTTCTTAAAAAAATAAGTAAAAATCAATTAAAAAAATCAGATTATGTATCAATAAAAAATTACATATATCAAATGAAGGTAATGCCGTCCATGCGATTAATGTGGACCGCAGGAAAACCGGCTGAAATCAATAACGTAGCAATATATAATTGTTCAACAGTTCCTATTGATTCACTACATTCTTTTGCAGAGGTTTATTTCTTGTTGATGAGTGGGGCAGGAGTAGGTGTAGATGTATCTAAACGATATATTGAGAAGATTCCTAAAGTAAAGAAACTAAATGGAGAAAAGAGTAAAATTGTATTCGAAGATTCCAAAGAAGGTTGGGCAATCGGTACAATGGAAGTATGTGTATCGATGTGGGAAGGAAATGATGTAGAATGGGATCTATCAAAATTACGACCACAAGGAGCAAGACTCAAAACTTTTGGTGGTAGGTCATCAGGTCCCGGTCCCTTAGATGAAACGTTACATTTCATTAAGCATATGATTGAGGCACATAGGGAACGTAAATTAAGTCCAGTAAATGCTTTTGATATAATAACCAAAATTGCTTCAAGTGTAGTAGTAGGAGGAGTACGGAGATCAAGTATCATCACTTTATCTGACCTGTATGATAGAGGTATGAGAGATGCAAAACAGGGACAGTTTTGGATGACTAATGGACACAGGGCTATGAGCAATAATAGTGCTATATACGATGAAAAACCGAATTCAGTAGATTTTATGAAAGAATGGTTAGCACTCGCTGAGAGTGGTACGGGAGAACGAGGAATATTTAATCGAGGTTCTATTAATGATTTAATTCCTAAACGAAGACGCAAGAGACAGGATTGGACAACTAACCCCTGTGGAGAAATAATATTGCGTCCTAGAGGGTTTTGTAATCTCTCAGAAGTGATTATTCGTGCCGAAGATACTCTCCCTGATTTAATGAAAAAGGTTAGAATTGCTACCATCATTGGTACAATACAATCTACACTAACAAATTTTAGTCTATTGGATGAACTTCACGATGATTGGAAAAAGAATGCTGAAGAAGAAAGACTCTTAGGTGTATCACTAACTGGACAAATGGATAACCCTGACATTTTAACACCAGAAAATTTACAAGTATTAAGAGACTATTCGATAGGAGTTAATGTAGAATATGCAGAACGATTAAAAATTAATAGGTCTGCAGCAATTACAACTACTAAACCTTCTGGTACTGCTTCTATTTTAGTAAATTCTGCATCAGGGTTTCATCCTAGGTTTGCAGATTATTACATACGTAGAGTAAGAATTTCTGCAACTGATCCTCTTTATAAAATGATGCTGGATCAAGGAGTAAAATTTACTCCAGAGATCGGACAACCTAAGGAAACAGCATTGACATGGGTAGTTGAGTTTCCAGTAAAAGCTCCCGAGATTTCAGTAAAGGTAAAAGATGTTACTGCTATAGAACAATTGAAGCAATGGTTAAAAATAAAACATAATTATACTGAACATACAGTATCAGCGACAATTTATGTCAAACCTGATGAGTGGTTTAAGGTAGGACATTTCGTATATGAAAATTTTGATGATTTGGTAGGTGTAAGTTTTCTACCAAAAGATGACCACATATATCAATTAGCACCTTACGAGGAGATTGATAAAAAGACTTATGAAAAAACAGCACAAGAATTTCCTAAGATTGATTATTCTCAGCTCTCTAAATACGAAAAGGAAGACCTCACCACCGGCGCTCATACCGTTGCTTGTAGTGGGGATAGTTGTGAAATTATTTAAAATTTAACTAAATATAACGAGGAATAGATGGCACATACATTAAACAAAGAATGGAAAAATCAACATATCGCACAGCATTGTACTTCAGTAGCTTTTGCTGAAAGTGAAGATGCATTTGATACTTTTACTGCGCGACAACAGAATACCAATGGATTTTCCATTGATGATATATTTCTCAGAAAACAACATCTCACCATGAGTCTTTTATCTTTAGAAAATCCAGAATTCTTGGAGCGCTTGGAGACCACAAACATTATTACAACATCATAATCTAGGAATAAATGAACATCAAAGACAGATTAGGCATGTGGTATGATGAAGCAAAAGAATATTTAATAGAAAAATTTACAGTACAAAAACAAAAAGATGGAAAAGAAGAGCTTTATGAACAACGGTGGGTGTGGTATCACAGTTTGCTGGTTGTAGAACTTTTCATAATAATTCTCTTATTATTATACATTGCAGTATAGAAATGGACTAAATAAATGTCAATAGTTTTTAATAAAGATAATTGGGTTGCTTCACGAATAAAAAAAAGAGCTTGGATTATCCAAACAAATGGTAGTGAACATGGTATGCAATCTGAGGCGGCAACTCTTTCTAAAGAACTTAGTGTTTATACAGGATTAGACGAGGAAGTCTTTTCCTGTACTACTGGATTACCGAAACATAAAGACCTTAAAATATGGTTTGGTGAAAGATTGTTATGGAGCCATACAGAAAAACAAAGATTACCGGGTGCAAGGGAATTAATAGAATTATTAGCAGATGAAGAGAATGAGAACAAAAAGACAACTTGGATAACGAAAGATTAACATAAATGCCGACAGACACTAACTGGGAAGACGGTACAGCTAATATCAATATATTATGTGATGGATGTGATAAAGAATATAGTATTATAACGGAAGATACGACAGGATTAGAATTATGTCCATTTTGTGGGCATTACCTTGAGTTTGTTGTTGAGGACGAGAAGGATGATGATGAAACAGAAGACGATAGCTGGTATTGATTATTCTTTAACATCACCAGCAATATGTGTTTATATTGAGGAAGAAGATGGTGGATTTTATAACTTTGATAGCTGTGTGCTTCATTATTTATCTAATAATGAAAGACAGCAACAACTTTCCTCCAGGAGCGGGGTAAGTAACGTAATAGCTGAACGTTATCCTGAATGGAATTGTGAAGAAGAGAGACATGAAAAACTCGCGTCTTGGGCATATCGTATTGTGCAAGGTTGTGCAGAAGTATATCTTGAAGGATATGCATTTGCTACTGCTGCACAGGCTGGTGTTCGTTCAATAGCGGAGAATACAGGATTACTAAAACACAAAATGTGGAAAAATAAAATTCTATTTAAAAGTTATCCTCCTACTGTTATTAAGAAATTTGCGACAGGAAAGGGTAATGCGAACAAGGAGTTGATGTATGAAGCCTTTGTTGGTGAACTCTTAACTCCCACAGACCTCAAGGAACGATTGACCCCAAAAGCAAGCAAAATAACAAACCCCATTAGTGATATTGTAGATTCTTATTTCATAGCAAAAGCTGGGGCTGAAGGTTTGTTATGACAAAAAAAGAGAAAAAATCTATAGCTAATAATAAGTATTACCAAAAGAATAAGGATCGACTTGCAGAGAAGTGGAAAAATGATGAAGTACGGAAAGAAAAATTAAAGGTTTACTATTTGAGGAACAAGGAAATTATTCTCGAAAGAGCGCGTGAATGGAATCGTAAGAATAAAGAAGCAAGAAAACTAATTGTGGAGCGTGTTAAGAAAGCAAAAATTCAAACGTTTTGGCAAGTCAATGCAGAAAAGAGAAATGAACATTGAAAAGCACAAGGAGCTTATCCCGTTAACGGAAAAGGTGGATATTACAGGAAATTATCTTGTAAGACGATTCAAGGACGATAGTGGAAACTATTTGATCATCGACAATTATGGAGATTTTCTAGTCCTTGACAGTCAAGCTGCTGGAGATGTTCTTACAGCAATTTGGGATGACGCTTATTCACCAACAATGTCCACGGGACTAATGAATTGAGATTATATATCAGATTAAAAATGAAAACAATTTTAATGATATTGACAGTTGTTATTATTGTCTTACTTTCTTCATGTGCTCCAGATCCTAGTCCTCCATTGTGGATACAAAGTCTAGAAACATTACCACAAGTGAAGGGATTCAGTAGAGCTGGAATATTTACTATAAATGGAAAACTATATGTACAAAATTGTGATGTACAGGGTAATCAAATATGGATGAGATACGATGAAAAAACTCATACATGGAGTCAAAGCAGGTATAATTCTTTAGGATGTGTTAGAAGTGAAAGTGCAACAGGACCAAAGTCCAGATAATGGTGGGACAATAACAGAAGACAAACCGAAGAAAGGGGCAATAGCCCGTGGATTCAAGAGAGTAAAAGAACCACAAAAGCCTGGCAATTTTGCTGTGGTTTT